TTTCTTTCTGGTAGTATGAGAAAAATATCGCCCCGGTCACTTCCCCATTACTGTCAAATTCAGTCACAAGAAACCGATCCGGCGGTATGTAATCCATGCCTTTCCCGTTCCACTTCGCCATAGAGCCGCCCAACATAATCACATCTTGCATAATTCGCTGGGCATTCTTCAAGAAATAATCATCAATGGCTTTCTGGATTCTCTTGGCAGTTTCCCCGTTCCCGTATTTTGACTGCACCTTGATGTCAATATTCTGTGTAATCAGTTTAGCCAATTCACGGGCTACGGTGTTTGAAAAGCGGATAGTCCGGGTATCGCCCTTTACCCACGGCGGCTTTCCACTCTCCAACTGCCCCCACAGCTTAATAGCAGCGTCCATTTCCGGCGACAGGTACGTTTCCACACCGAAAGCCTTTTCAGCGTCCGTTTTAAACAGCATTTTAAATTTCTCCTTTATCCATGTTATCAGTCCCATTTAAAGCACCCCTAAAATCCGATAATGCAGTACCCGTCCATTAGTCCGTATTCTGGCACGTTCCGCAGAACATATGTAACTGGTCTTAATGCAACCTCTCCTGTATATCCTTTGTCCGGCTCCCATTCTTCAAGCACAAGTTCATCACCGACTTGTATATCATCTTCATCTTTCCGCAATTCAAAATGTTTGTTTTCCCAACAAACTTGTTCAAAATATATCGGAAGTATCTTCTTTCTCACCTGCTTCATTCAATCACCGCCCCTCTCATTTTCTTCCAACTCCTGCGCCTTCCGCAGTTCTCCTTATCATGATTCACTTTCCATCTTTATTTTACATTCCTCGCAAATCGGCGCTGCGCAATCTTCCCAATCAGAAATATGTGGATTGTATACCTGCCTTATCCAAACAGAATTTTCTTTACAAATAAAACACGTTCTTTTGATGCGTCTTGGTTCCTGATTCATATTCCCTATCCCTCCAAATAATCGCCATTATACTTGCTAATATGGCTTGCGGTGTTCTTTGCCGTGGGTGATGGATTGGTTAAGGCTCAAGTATCTGCTCCAAATCCAGCAACTCCCCCAAGTTCTCTATACATATCGCATTTACATTTTTTGCATTCTTTATGGTTCCCGCAATCATACACGCAACAAAATTCATAAGGTGCTTTATGCTGCTCACGACATTTTTCGCATTTTGTTCTCGTATCAATAAACTCTTTATAATTTTTACTTCCAAGCACAAAAACACTCTCCATATTATCTCTTATTTCCTTTTGTTTCTTCTAATTGTGCGCTGTTCTTTCCTGTAAGCCGCCCATGCTTTATCAGACATTTGAGCAACTCCCAAAATAGATTTTCTAACGTGTTCTTCTATATTTTCTCTGTATGGTTCTTCTAACGGTTTCCAAGCTATAATTTCAAAAGAAACTGGAGTATAATTTTTTCCGTGCCAAAGCCCATCAGTTCCATATACCAAATCATACACGGAACGTGTTTCAAAATCTCCATCTTTCCACAGCGCTGTAACTCGGTATCTCCTTCCGGGTTCTGGAAGATTTTTCCCATCACCGCAGTATATCCACCCGCCGCCGCAATCCTCAGATGACCGCTCCATATCTGCCAGCTTTGCGGATAATGCTTCTATGGTATCAGCGGCTTCCCTAAAACGCTCTACTGCCAAAGAAATAGGCATATTATGCCCAATAGACAAATTGTTTGCTATTGCTCTCAATTCCTTTACCTGTTCGCTAATGCTCATTCTGTCAATCCTCCGCACAATTCTACTCTTGTTTTGCACATTTCCAAACTAATATTCCCGGCGCAACGCTCACACAAATGAAGTCCGAGAGTACGGCAGTTAATATCATTAAATGGATAGCCATAATTCAGCTTTCCAAGCCTATAATATTCCCTTTCAATTCCAAAAATATTTTTCTTCTTAACCTTCGGAATTTCTTCTCCGCAACAATCGCAGATAATTGTTTCTATCTTCATTTCCCTATCCTCTCCTTACCACATTGGCAGATGCTTCAATAAATTCTTTCTCTTTCTGTAAGGTCTTTGAATCCAATACCTTTCAACATTTCCGCAAATTCCTCAATAGTCGGATTCAATTCCTCAATCTGAATCCTGCCCATAAGGTCAATCAATTCCGGCATATGGCTTAACACTTCCCATGAATCATCATAGGCTCTTAACTGGATTCCGATATTATCCCAAACAATCTTAAATTCACCATCACATCCGCCGCTCTCATAGTACATACCAACGTATATATGTGGTTCTCCCAAAACCGTATCTTTATACCATGCTTCAAATGGCATATTAAATGCTTTTATGCTGCTTTCCATATCCTTCCCCTTTCTACCACATATCCACTTTAATATTTCCACCTCAACCGCCGCCGCAGGAATGTATAGCAGTAATATCTGTCGCTATCCATGCAGTGGTCGAACTCCTTTATAACAGCGTCCTCCGGGCTTTCCATATCCCATGAATACAACCCGTACTCATTTATGGTTGCTTCGCAGTCCTTGTAATAGCTGATAATTCCTCTGTTTAAGAATGTGGTCTGTACCCGTATTCCGTCCAATACGTCATTTTCCGCACCTTTGGCAATATAATTCCCATGCTTCTTGATTGTTTCGATAAACGAAGCAGCAGACGGGTCAACAATGATAAATGATACCTTTCTATCTCCAATCAGCTTACATATCTCCTGATAATGCGTTTCATCATCTCGCCGGATTCCCGTTTCTTTGCTGTCATAGCAGTATTCAGATTCCTTTTGCGCCCGTTTTCCATCAAACGCCCACAGCCCGGCGGCGAACGGATTGACCGTTCCATAGTCCACAGACACAACCCATTCTTTTTCCCCGGTCATGTGTTTGTCTTTGACGTGCTTGTCCTCGTCAAACATGGAGTAGACAAGCCCCTCTGCCACGCACCACAGTCCTTGGATATACCGCTTAAAGAATACGCCCACATACATTCCACGATAACGGGCTTTTATCCGCTCTGACAGGGAAAGATTATCATCCATAGTGAAATGCAGATATACAAGCCGCTTTTCCTCTGCCTTATCAATCCAGTTGACCTTGAACCAGTGCCTGGGGCTGTCCGGGTTACAGTTAAACCAAAACTTTGAACCGTCCACCGAACAACGCCCGGTTGCCTGATTAACGAATGATTCCGGCATAAGGGCAACTTCATCAAAGAAAAAACCGGAACCCGTAAATCCTTGAACCAAATCCTGCGAACCCTCGTGATTTCCTCCAAAGATATAAAATGTATTAGTTATATCTCCTTTGCTTATGGTTAAATAATGGCTGTCTCCTCTATGGTCTTTGATTTTATATCCTCTACTTATCAACATCAATTTTAGGGTATTTACAACATTTCTCCTAAAAGAAGCAATCGTCTTTCCAGCCATTCCAAAATCGCTATTATTAAAGTTTTCCATCGCCCACAGCACATAGGACAGCGACATAGACAGCGTTTTACCGCTCCTGATTGCCCCATCTGCTATGATTCCGTCCATATCCTTGACCGGGCTTGCAGGACACCACCAGGTCAGGACTTTCTTCTGCTTGGTGGAAAATGGTTTAAACTGGAAGCCCTGCTTCTGCACCTTGGCTTTCATGGCGGCTGCACGATTTGATATGCCTTTGCGGATATTTTCTATGCGGGTGTTGATGTCATTTCCCATCAGTATCCAGCTTCTTTCTTGCTTCTAAGATAAATTTATATGCCTCATCTTCTTCCATTGATTTTTTCAATATCTCATTGGAAAATTCTGACATTGTTATTCCTTTAAACCGTGCCATTCCTTTTATGTACTCGTAAACATCGTTAGAAAACGATATTGATGTTCTGTTAGTTCCAATATTCTCATTGTTCGATTTTTCATAACTATGGACTAAGCTATTCCAGTCGTTAATTGCATCGTTCACTTCGGAACTTATCAATACCATATCTCCCGTATACGAAAGAAATACTCCGGCAGTATAAATTTTCTTTGTTCCTAATCCACATTCCGGGCAATGAACATAAAACTTTATTTTTTCCGCTTCGTCACTGTGCGACTTGTCAAATACTGCTGTTGTCCCGCAAACTGGACATTTTGACATTACATCAATCGGTTTTAAATTCTCCATCTTCCTCTACCTCACTTTCCTCCCACACTTCCGCTGCCGTTCCGTTCAGAGCGTCAAAGAAGTTGTCTTCTGCTTCTTCCTCCGGCTGGTTGTCCTTGACCTGGCTTTCCAGCTTCAGGAGTTCGATTTCAAGTTTCTGTTTATCCAACTGGTGTTTCATCGGGTTGTTGATGAATTTATCTATCACGATCCCCATTGCAGTAGCAATCTCTGACAGCTTCGCTGCTTCTATTTTCTCTGGCTTTTTCAAGGCTTCTATGTAAGCGTCTAAGACATCTTTCGCTTTCTCTTTTCTGGAATCCAGATAATCCAAAATTTCAGCAGTGTTCTGCTCTTTTTTCTCTGCGCACTTCTGCGCAATCTGCGCATTTTCATTGCATATCTTTTTTACAGTGTTATCTGACACTCCAAATTTCTTTGCTGTTGCTCTGTAACTGCCAGACTCCACATAATCAGCAATTATTTCTTTTTTCTGTTTATCTG